GGGGATTAGCAATCCCCTGCAATAAGCCTCTCTGCCACACTTCCATAGGTGCTCGTTAAGAGAATTGAACTCTTCTGAGGCGCTTTATGAGAACGCTGCCTTCACCAGATGGCTAAACGAGCGTTTTGGGCGAGGGTATCCACCGACGTTTATCGACTTAACATCTGTAAAGAAGTCAGTATCGAACATTCTACGATGTGGCGTACGGGACCCTTCGTTTAATACAACGTTCCTTGTTGTACCCTATAGGAGTACTGGGAGTTGAACCCAGACTACCCCGTTATAAGCAGGGCGCTCTAACCATTAAGCTATACTCCCACAAGAAGTTTTTTCTTTAATGCTTGGCGTCGTGCCTTTGCCTGACGTAATGCCTGAGGTTTCAGACTACGCTTTTGTTCTTTTTTGCTGTGATGTTGCCAATTGGGAAGCGTAGTCATTGGTTTGCCTCAGTACCTAGTAATTATAGCATACTATGTAGGTCTTGTGGGAGGTGTGGACAGTTTTGTAATTGACTGATTCTTCATATATGATTTAAGCTCAGGTGTCTCATTCCATTCCCAAATTTCTTCATGTCCTCTACTATCAATTTTCTTATAAGTCTTTAAAGCCATAATGTCTTTTCCTCTGAACAAAGTTATTCTACTGATTTTATGAGGTTGTGTCAAGCCCTCAATTATTCATACTCAATAATGATTCTTTTTTTTACTTCTCCCCTACTATTTACCACAGTTTGATAAGTAACTGAACCATCAAGATCATGTGCAATCCTCTCAATACGCCATCTTGGCAAACTCTTCTCTTTTTTCTCTTCTTTAATCACGTTGCCTCCAATCATCACTACGATTTTGTTTAAACCAATCAACGATTTCATCCGCACTAGAAAACCCTGTGCGGTGATTTGAAGGGTCTGGGTCACCTAAACCCATCTTATTCATGAAATCGTCCATACTGCCCTCCTGGATGTCATTAGCAGCGTGTCTGCGTGCCTTATTCAACCAGTCTCTAGCAGTCGTGTATCTTTGAGCAAGCTTGTCTGCCCAGATCATGTCCTCTAGTTTTACTTCCTTCTTATTAGCAATACGCTTACAGATAAATTCAAGTCTCAAGCGGTATTGTGTCGATAACATAATCGTCCCATCACACCTGTATTATTTAGAGGCATAAAAAAAGAGGGTCTTGCGACCCTCTTGAAAATTTATTCTGTTAAATCAGAAAGCGTATTTTACACCTGCTTTAGTTCCATAACCATTTTCATCACCAGTAATGAATGAAACTTCACCATAGAGTGAAAGTTTCTCGGTAACGCCAACACTAAGACCGCCTTTACCAGCAAACTCAGTTTCGGTATCAACGCCATCAATAGCAACCAGGGCAGGACCACCCTGAATGTACCAACCAGCAGATTCGCCAAGAGCACCTTCGTAACCAACGTCAAAGTTAGTTACGGTTCCTTGATAGTCAGAACCAACAAAACCAGAATTGGCTTCTACATTGACGTAAGGACCTGCAAGAGCAGCACCAGCGGACATGGAAAGAGCAGCAGTTGCTGCGAATACAGATTTGATCATTTGAAATACCTCGTTAGTTTACTTGTGGAGTGATTACCCACAGATGAAGGACCGACTTGTATCGGTCGCTGTTTTTAGTATAGCACATGAAGCAGAGCGCGTCAAGTGGGATAGTGCAAGTAGTTGTGGCACTACTCCCCAGATTGCTATACATATAATTTAGCAGACAAACGTGCCAAAAACGAAAGGGTGTGTGCCAGTTTTAAATGTGTACATTAATTAGTTAAGGAAAATTAAAGCACCTTTAATAGAAACGTTGCCAACACCAGTAATATTTACAGCAGCACCAGAAGTAATATTTACAGAAGTACTTCCTATAGCATTAAATATTCCTGAAACAGCGTTAACACTCATGTTTCCGATAGTAGCCGTTGTTGCATATGTATTTGATCTATCTTTAATAAGAGGTATTGAAACTGGACTTCCTGCAACAATTGTTTGAGAAACACCACCAACCCATTGTTTATAGTCTCCTAATACTTTCCAATTTATGTGTCCTGGTGATATAATGTTCTGAGATGATCTAGGATCAAATTGAACAGATGTTTGCTCACCTGCACCAAAAACCATTTTTTGTCCAGTAATAACTTCTTTATCGTTATTAGCAACTTTTTCTATGCTACTAGCATACATTTGAATGGCGCCACCACCATTTGATCCTGCTTGTATTTTTACTTCCGATTTACCAACAAGAATTAACTCTTCTTCTGCTGTAATAATTATTTTCTGTGCCTTTATATGCCTTTCACTACCATATGCTTGTTCAACGACATCGCCATAAGCTATTACATTCAATGCTTCTTCGCTATCATCTCCACAATTATATTCTATGTCTGTTCTGTGTTCATGTTTTTGTTGTTGACCATGGGTATGAATACACAACTTACCACTAGCAGGTCCTTTTTCTACATTTTTTTCACCAGTAACAATTATTACAGCACCGCTTGATTGCAAAGATAAAAATGCTGCACTATCTGCAGGTCCGTCAATTCTTAATGCAGCAGTAGTACCATCTGGATATAGTCTTTCATAAATCTCAGATCTTGTTAATACTCCTTTATAAGCAGTACAAAATCTTGGTCCATTTTGTAGACTTTGAGTTTCATCTGGTGTAGTTTGTTTGAATATATTTGTTGGATATTCTTTTGCAGGAATTTGTGGCATTATGGGCAATCAACGTAACGACCTGTACCAATTTTAGTAGACTCATTATTAACAAGTCCTTCTGTATCTAGACATACTAGCGAAGGTAATAATTTTGCTCCATATCCACCTCCACCAATAATTTCTATGTTAGGAAATTCTGGGAATGTTTTTGTTCTGTCTAAAATTCTTGCTCCAATAACAAATCCATCATCATTAATTATTGCTTCTGCAACATTAAGTTCGCCATTAATGTAAATATCTGGTTTTGAGGTATAACCAATACCAGGTCTTATCACAGTAAAGGTATCAATAATACAACGAACACCTACATCACTTGCAAGATTTAATTTATAACCATATCCAGGAGACTTAATGCGAACTTCAGTAATAAATCCATTTTCATCCAATAGAGGAGTAGCTACAGCACCAATACCCTCACCACCAATAAAGATATATGGAGGTTCTTCCCATGGATCTCCTGGATTTGCTACTGGTATTGATATAATTCCACCATTAGAATCTGTAATAATTTGATTTGGGTTAATATCAGGATTACTTGGATCTGGAGAAGTGCCAAACTCTGGATCTCTAAAAGATTCGTATGAATTTTCTACGGTTTCTCCTTCACTCTCATCAAAATTAGATATGTCGTTAGGATTTGTATCATTATCTGAAACAATTAAAACATCAACTAATGCGCCAGTGTTATTGATTGTAAATCTTAATATTTCTTCTTCTTCAACTACATTATCTTCTTCTAGACCAATTGTAACTTTTGCGGTATTATTGTTGATGACAAAATTACCAGTTAATTTTCCACCAATTATGTCTTCAGATGTTATTTCATTACCAGACAGGGTGTAATACAAAATAGTTCCATTCTCAACATTTTTTGTATTAATTGTGTAAATTATAAATTCTCCCTCTTTATAAGAAGATTTGTTTGCTGTTACTGTATATCTTGGTAAAGTATCTATTATTTCAATATCAGTTGGAACATCTGTTTGAACATCTGTTTCTCCCTCGGGGAATGTTTCGGAAATGCCAATTTCTGGATTTGTGTTTTTTACAATGTATGGACTGCCAATTTCTTTAATATTTCTTTCTGTAATCGTACATTTTCCTACATTTTTTGTAAAATTAGTACCAATTCCGCTTTGCTGCCCTGGAGAATTTCTTAGGATTCTTATATAAAAATCTTCATCACCTTCTCTTTCTTCTGAAAATAAAGTATTGATAGTGATAGTTTTTGATGTTTCATTTGGAGCAAATCCTAAAATTCCTTCCTCAGGAAGATAATCTTCTCCAGAAGTTGCAGACCCTTTTTTTAAAGTTTTGAAAGAAACAGAAGAAGATGATTCTACATATCCAGATCTAGTTACAGTAAATACTGCCTGGTTTCCTTCTTCAACTCTAATATCATCTATAGTGTAGATAATTTTTCTTTTTCTTGCAATATCTCCTTTAGGTCCATCTAACTTTGGCACACCACCGACAAATCCAATTGTAGTAATTTTTAACGAATTTCCAGTATAAGCATCTTCACAAACATATTGAGTATAATCTGCACCTGTTGCTGGAAATAAATTATCAATACTTGATAATAAATTATCTAAGAAATCTTTACCATCATCTTCTTTTTTCTTTTCACCATCAGTACAAACTGTTTTATATTCTGCACAAATATTATTTGGACCAGAACAAGAAATTCCTAGTAGATTAAGTGCAAAGTTAATTGCCCCTCCAATAATATTAAGAGGTAATGCAATTGCCCCAAGAATGTCTTGAATAGGTCCAAGAACTTTTCTTAATATTTGTTCCATCAAAGAATTCATCTTTGATAAAATTCCATTTACCAACGTGTCTATTTGACAAGCAGCTGCACGATATATTTGATTGATGTAACTCATCAATACATTAGTCAACCATTCTGCAAGGCGATCACCAAGATCTGCCATTTGACATCCTAAATCTTTCAGAATTTTATTAAACCACTCTGTTACAGGAGTCAATGAATTTCCTTCTTCTGAAGGATAAATTAATGCATTGATAAGATCTTTAACTGCATTTGTAAGTTTCTCAATAACAAATCCTTTAACTTTCGCTACAAAGTGGCGAACAACAAACATAAATTTGTTAACATATTTTCTCGCAATATTAATGCCACTATTGATAGTTCCAGTAATTGGACTTACTAAGTATGTTCCAATATTTCCACCGTTATTTTGAACTTCTGCTAAAAATTCTCCTAATAGAATAGTAGTTTTTGATTTAATGTCTTGATTATCACATCTATCTGCTACTGTTTGACACCATTTTTCATCTTTTTGCCCTTTTACTTTTCTAAAAGGCAAAGGAACTTTTAAACTACCATCTTCATTAGTTGCACCATCTGATAATCCACCAGTGCTTTTATTAGTTTGATCAGACTCATTTCCTTTTGGATTCTCAGGAGCTGGTTGTCCATCAGTTGCTGGATTTACATTAGATGGTATTGCAGTAGTAAAGTTTTTATTTTCAGGTCTCTCATTATTTACTACAGTAGTTGCTCCTGGAGTTTGACCTATAGAACCCATAATAATGGGCTTTTGTTTATCACTATCTAAGTAAAAACCTACTACCCAACAACCTTTTCTCAATTGAGGATTTGCTCCACCAACGTTTCCTGGCATGAAAGGAACGTTTACAGGCATCATTACATTTGCCCATGGCAAATCTTTTGTGGGCAATATCTGTCCGCTTTCTGGATGATCTCCTACAATACGAACTTTATAGCGATAACCACCTTTGTTATTTTTTTCATCAGAGGCGGTTCCTTCAACTTGCCCTACCCACCAATTGAATCCATCATTACCGACTCTTTGGGTTGGTATTAACTGAGATAATAACTGATCCATATCAATTAATCATCGTAAACTTTACACTCTGATGCTGATGGATTAGCGTCACAAAAAAGTTCTAATGGAGTAGGATCATGATGATCTCCTGCTTCAATTTCTTTTTTATGATGTTCTGCATATTCTTCTAAATCATGCAATTCACCTTCAATATGACGACGACGTTGTGGGGAAATATTTGGATTTTGAAGCTCTTCTTTGTCTGCTTCAATATGTTTTTCTATACTGTCCATTTTAGTTACCTCCGTATACATTATTTAGTGCCATGATTTGATGCTCTATCCTTGAGACCATAAGAGTCTCGCAGAAGTCTGAGAGTTGTTAGAAACTTACCAGATGATCCACTTAATTGATCATATGAATGTGTTACCTCTCCAATTAAATATACACCACTACTTTCGGTATCATATGGTTCTTCTCTTCCATCTTTTGTTGGAACTTTATTAACCAATCTGATATCAATCTTATCACCAGCACAAATATCTGGATTGCCAGGAATCACAACTGTACAAGTTTGATTTTTGAGTAGTTCGTATCTTGCGATAGATTGAGTAGCATAGTATTTTTGCCAATCAGCAAACTTTGATGGTGAAGTAGATCCATCTTTTTCATCTGGAGATGCTGGACCTGGCCCATTATACCATGTTTCATGATCTAGTAGTATAGACATAATCCTTGTGGGATATTCACTCATTTCTATTTCGTTTGCTGGAACTAACGTTAGACCTTCCTGACCACCCAGATGTGCCATATTGTCATAACTATCCTTGATCTTATAGACGTATTCTTCATATTGACCAGTTGAGTGATTGAAGAACACAACCAAAGAAGAATATTTTCCTTTTCTTAGAGATTGTAAAAGATCAACTTCAGATCCAAAATAAGATTCATAGATACGAAGACGTGTATCACTACCATCATCGTCTTGTGATCCTAGAGCTTCATAATATGGACCCCAGGACTTTGATTGGAGACTTTTTGGTCTTTGTTTACTATCATCATCGGCACATAGAGAATCAACAGCAAAAAAATTATAACCCCTTTTTGATTCCCAAAACAAAAATCCACCGCTACCATTTATACTTTGATATGACTCTCCCTGATACTTTTTAATTTTATTCTTATCTTTTTTATATTTCTCAGACGTATATTCTGTGTTAGTAGAAACACTGTTTCTAGTAACAGACTTCATAATACTAAAAGGAGTCTTTCTATTTGGTATAAATTTTACCTCAAACTTCGAAGGTTCTGTGCTAATTTCTTTACCTGTCTTGATATTGTTTTGTAGTAAGTCTTTGAGAATATTCTCTGGATTACCAGATAATGGTTTTGTTACTCTAGTAGTTTCATTTATAATTGCCTCAAGAGAAATCAAACCCAAAGTATATGTTTGCTGTTTCTGTCTAGCAAAACGATTTGATATTGTCCAAACATATAAAGTATAATCTACTGGTTCTTTAGAAAAACTGCTAATAATAGAGATTTCTACTTTTTCTCCACCTTGAATTGGCAGTGTCTGTAACAAAGCAACTCCATCAACAATGTCCATCTTCGCAGATAAGAATGGAACATCAACACATTCACCATACTCAAATGAAGTTATGATGTTTCCAATCTCATACGGATCTTTACCATTATTGGGAGTGAGTTTTACACTTTTAAGTCTAAAATCTGTTGGTGATGTAAACTTTTCCATAATTATACTTCTAAGATTGAATTATAGATTCCACTTGGAGTCCAACCTCTAGGAGATGAAGATGCCTGTCCTATAGCAGCTAATATAGCAGCACTAGAATCTCCACCACTAGATTGTGGTTGTTGTGTTGGGACATTTAGGAAAGCAAGTTGAGTTTTCGCAGCACGATCAGCAGCGTCAATAGTGGCAGATGCTTTTAAAACACCATTACCAGTATCAGCATTAGCAGATGCCCATGGATCAGATCTTGTATCATATGGATCTAAACCAAGACCTTCATTGAATTTGTTTAATGTATTTTCATTCTTTTCTCTTTGTTTTAAAAACAACTCATAAAATTGTTTATAATCAATTGGTTGCCCAGAAGCGTTGAAATATTTGTTGAACCAATCACCAAATAATGGTCTATCTTTTACAATAGATCCAACACCAGGAATAGATAGTTTTTCTCCTTTCGATTTTCCGTCACGTTTCCTAAATGCGGCAACATTTTGAGACTGATCTCTAAATTTTGCCATAGTTTTCAATAAAGCAGATCTATCTCTAAGAACTCCTTCCGCCACCATTCCAGATGGTCTTCCTGATGATAGTGGTTCCAAAGAAAGTCCAGGTGATAATGGAATAACTTGCTCTGGAGTTATTCCACTTGGAGTTTCTGCTGCCCTTTGATTTGGACCTTCTAGATTCTCTTGTGCGGCAAGATGACTAATAGCATCTACTTTTTTATTGTCTGCTTTAATTCTTTCTAGGTGTAAATGGGTATAATCATGTGTTACACCACTGCTATCTGTATATGGATAATATACTACATCAGCAATATGCTCACCTGCTTTTACTGTATCTCCCGTTTTTACAGTTGGTGTAACATGTCCATAAACATACCGAGTCTTATCGGCATGTTCAACAATTACTGCTCCACCATAGTCACCATAATTATTTGGATATGCGTCAATTACTTTTCCATCTTCAATTGCCATGACATTTGCTCCTACGTCAGTGCCAATATCAACACCTTCATGTTTATAACCTGTTCTTTGTTCAGCAAAATTTGTTGTAGTGCCAGAGTTTCCTGCCGTCAGAGTAGCTGGTCTGCCACCAGCAGGTGTTGGTAAAAACTTTTCTATCAATGGATTGACACTTGTCGTAGTTCCTGTAAAAGCAGTTCCAGAAAGTCCTCTACTTCTTCTATTTAAAAATCCTTCGTTTGGACTTCTTCCGTATGGATTGGCGTCGTTGCTTCTATTACCAAATAACCATCTTGCTAATTGACCACCAAGTTTCTTGATCCAATCAGTAAGTTTTTTCCATCCTTTTGTCCACCCATCTTCTTTTTCATAATAATGCTTCAGACCTTCTGCCTGAAGAATGCCATATCTCTTACGATTTCGATAAAGAACGTCTAATCTTGCCTGTTCTTCTTGTTCAAATACTTTCTTATTGAGTGGTTTAACTAATTCATCTTGTCCTCTTCCACCCTCTCCAACTCGTACGAGAACACCATCTTTAGATCCTGTAATTCTAGCACCACCAGCAAGTTGAGGAACATTTTCTTTGTTCTCTCCACCACCACCGCCAGCAATAGCATCATAAATTGCTCCACCAGCAAAATCACCAAGAATACCACCAGCAATAGTTCCAACACCAGGAACAGGAATTAATGATCCTAGTCCAGCACCCAAAGTAGCACCAACTGCTTTTGCTGCTGCTCTACCTACGGGTTCTCCTAGAGCAAGACTTACAGCAAAATCAATCAGACCACCAAAAATAGGAATTCTCTTGAAGATTGGACGCAAGAGTGGCATTAAACCGCCCCTACCAAACATTCTCGTAGCATTTCTAGCAAGGAAGTTTCCTCCCATCCTATTGACCATACTACCTTTGTTTGTTCCAAGTGCTTTACCAACACCACCAGCTGCAGCGCGGAATCCACCACCACCACCAGTACCAGGACCATCCATACGCATTCCAAAGAAATCACTCAAGCGACTTACAAGTCCACCTATAAATCCACCGCCTTTTCCACCTTGTCCATAATCTTTGTCTGCTGTAAGATTACCAGAAAAATCATCTTCTGTAAATTGACTCTTTTCACTTGCCGCGAGCATTCGTGACATCATTTGTTGCTGTTCTTGAGCAGCCTGGAGTTGTAACATCTCCTGACGCTGAGCAATCTGAGCCTGTAGTTGACCTAAAGACTTGATTCCTTGAACTACTTGAACATTTACCTGCTGAACACTATCAACTGCTTGAATAGTAGAGTTATTAGATGAGACAATGATTTGTCCAATCTGATTTAGAATGCCAGCAAGATCTTTTACTTCTGTTGCTGTAACATCAATAACATCATTAGTATTTTGCTTGGTTTGTCTGAATTGCGATTTAACTAACGGACCACTTATAACATCTGGATTTATCGCTAGTCCAGATCCTCCACCTCCAGGAGATACAATACTCGCTATGCTATTTGATACATTATAATCAAATCCACCCCTAAAACGAGATACCTGAGTTCCAGAAGGATCTCTGCCAGGACCAGGATCTGTCTCAAATCTACCTCTAGTTCTAGCAATTCTATCACCACCAAAACTAGACCCTAATGCTCTCTTAAAAAAATATCCTCTACCAATTCCTGCTTCTTCTAGAGACGTTCCACCCATTTCTGCTTGCTTGGAAGCATAGGCACGCTCACGCGCTGCCATGTTAGATGCTTTGCCTATTCTACTACCAATAGCACCAGCAATGGCACCTAAGTAGTTCCTATCTCTTCTAATATCTGTTGATGTTAGGTATCCGTGTGCCATTAGCGTTGCTTAGCTGCTGCTTCCTGTTGTTGTTTGACTTGTTCCAGATGTTGCATTAATAGAGAGACATATACTTGTCTCTCAAATGGCATCATGTTTTCAATTTCACTCAAGCTATATTTATGGTGATGCATCAAAGCAAAGTTGGTTTTATAGTACCCTTCCAAAGTATTATGGAAGAGTGCTATTCGAAAAAATTGGCAAGACCAGAAATAACGATGTCATTCTCAACCCCAGTTTTTGGATTTTTGATTTTAATGATATGTTCTAGTTTTGGAGCAGTTTCAAAGAATTTTTGAATTTCTTCAAATTGTTTATTTGTCAAACCTTCTAAAAATTCAACAAATTCTTTTTTTGAAGTTGTTGAACTGTCATATACGTCTTCTTTGTCAAAAATCTGATCAATACAACCAGCAATAATTTCAATTACACCATCCGCATTTGGAGCAGCACCAATAATCGAAGATTTAACAAAATCATCAAATGCTGGATATTTCATCATAATACCCATTTCTTCAGATAGCATAACTTTGTTGCTATGACCTTCTGGTTTCTGAACTTGAACTTCTGTCAAATTCAAATTATACTTAACTCGCGTTTCCCCGTCATCTTGACAAGTAATATTCATTTCAACAATTTCGCCAACTGACGCAGCACGAATATTGAGAAAAATATACTCTAAATCAAAAATTGCCAAATCTTCGAGTTTTACCCGAGATTGAATACAACCTTTTAATAGAGTTTTTACAGCATCTTCAATCTGTTTATCGTCTTGAGAATCCATTGCCAATAAAAGAAGTTTTTCTTCTTTTACAACAAATGGACGATATTTGATTTTTTTGCCATTAGATGGAATTTCCAACTCATAGGTTGGAAGCACAACTTGTGGTAATGCCATTATGTTTAGACC